CGATTTGAGCGGCCAAATCCGAGCTTTCAACCACAGGTTGAGGAGCAGCAGTCTCCACAGGAGTTACTGGTGCTTGCTGTTCTTCAGGCACAGTTGTGTGTTACATGAACTGCTTTAGTTTACGACAAAAGAGTTAGTAGGTTCCATCATTAGTGGAGGCGGGGTCTCCTTGATCGCCTTTGGGGATGGTGAAGTTGAAAATTGCTGCGCTGCTACTGCCACTATTTGTCACGACAACATTGCTGCCCGCAGAACCAGTCGTGACGGAGCCGACGGTGATGGTTGCAGCGGCTCCAGCTGGGCCTTGGGCGCCTGTGTCGCCTTGGGGACCTTGGGGGCCTGTTGCACCAGTGGCGCCGGTTTCGCCCTGCTCACCTTGGATGCCCTGTTCGCCTTGAATGCCTTGATCGCCTTGCGGGCCTTGGGGTCCGGTCGCACCAGTTGGGCCTGTTTCGCCTTGAGGGCCTTGTGGGCCGGTCTCGCCTTGGATGCCTTGGGGGCCTTCTGGGCCGGTGGCACCTGTTGCGCCCGTAGCGCCAACGTCGCCGCGTGGGATGGTGAAGTTGAAGACGGCGGCTTCGGATGTGCCAACGTTGGTGACGGTGGCGTCTGTGCCCGCGTCGCCGGTTGTGGTGGTGCCGACAGCGATGGTCGCGGCAGATCCGCTGCCGCCTCCGCTGCCTAGGTTGCCGCCGACCGTCAGATTTGTAAGCTGCTCGCGCTCATCTTTGGTCACGCCAAGCGTGATGCCCGCGCCCCAGCTGCTTCCCTTTGGACCAAACAGCTCTTTGGTTGTGGTGTTGATGTACCAGTCGCCGCTGGTGCCCGTACTGCTCGTGGGGTCGGTGCTGCCGGACAACAGATTGTTGAACGCCTCGACCTTTTTGGTGAGGCGCACCAGGGCGGTGACTTGGGCGAGGGTTAGTTCCTCGTTTTTGGTGGCCATCAGCGGCTAAGCAAATCGATTAGGCGGTCAACCTGCGTGGCTCCAAGGCGCTCGTTCATGTCCTCTTCGCCTGTGTTCTCGGCCTCCTCGGGGAGGGCAGGCGCGTTTTCGGTGCTGGCGGCAAGCTCATCCTCGATGTTGACGTTGTCGGGGAGGATCTCGCCTCGGCGCAAAATCTCCAGCAGCATTTGATCGCTGATCTTGCCGTTTTCGTTGAGCTGGGCGATGACTGAGACGTCTTGGCCGATTAGGCGGTAGTAGTCGAAGTCGCGGTCGATTCGCACAGTAGGTGGTTCGATGCCCACGTACTTGGAGGCGAATGCGAAGGCTTGATTTAGCGCACTTTCCAGTTCTTGGCTGATGATGGAGAGGACGCTGTTGGATTGTGCTTGGTCGATGCGTTTGGCTTCGGCAGACTCGGCCACGAACTTTTGGCCGAATAGTTTGGTAACGCCGAGGGATGACATCTGGCCTTCCAGTGACTTCAATTCCTCCATTTGGGCGTTGAAGCTGGTGGCGTCGGCTTGGACGTAGTAAGCCTTGTTGCCCGGTTGCATTGCGATGGCATAATTCACGCCCATCGTTGCCATTCCAGTGGTGTCGTCCCAGCCTTCGAGGACGAGGGTGGGCATTGCGGCGATGTGGAGCGCGTGGATTAGGTCGGCTTGGCGTTGGTAGTGGGTGAGGTTCAGGTTGGCAATGTCGAGCAGTGGGGGTAAAGAACGCAGCATTCCACGGCGGTTGCTGTAGATGGGGACGACAGGGATTTCGTCGAGGCTATAGTCGCCGGTTTCGCTAAATTCCACTACGTCTTGGCCCAGCGTGTACAAGTCGTAGCGACCTGGGTAGATCACACGCATTTGCTCGATTTGCTCTTCGCCAAACTCGTTTAGTGGTCGTGTCGTGTACTCGTGGATACGCACTTGCGTGAGGGGGCTTCCGGGCATTGTTGTGGCTTGGCGCCAACCCCAAATTTGTGGTGCGTCAATATGTATGAAGTAGGGGCGGCGTCCCAGGGCGCGTTCTTCAGCAAGGTTGAGGGCCCCAGAAGCAGCGGGATAATCGATAAGGATTGCGCTGTGGCCGTAAGTAAGGCTGCTGACAAGAGCACGACGGGCATATTCGTTGATGTTTGAACCTAGGCCGTCGATATTCTCGCTTAGTTCGAGCCAGTAGTCGTCGCCTTCGATGTGGATTGGTTTGCGGAGGATCGCTCCAGCGGCGGTTTCGATTAGGCGGCTGGTGTAGGGGGAGAGGACAGAACGCTCGATGCGGGTTTCGTATGCTTCGTCGTCCTCGCGGGGCTCTTGGGGGAGGTATGTCTCGTGGAGGTCGCGGAGGTAGTTCGTGCCACGGGTGACGGCTGCCATCGTCTCCCAGTCGGGCATCATTGCGATGACTTCTAGGTCGCGGACGAACGGTGACTCGCTGACGACAGCGCCGGTCGGTGGAATGTTTGCGCTGTAGACCACGGTTCGCTAGCTCTTTTTTACCATTCTAGTTGTCACCATTTTTCGCGATTTGCCCAGTACGCGGCGGACATCTTGCCCTTGGCGATGTTCTTTGCGTGGCGGGCTTTGAAGGCTTTGTTGCGGGCCGTTCCAGGGGGGCTGCCCTTGACACCCTGTTGGCCGAAGCGGATTAGCTTCACCTTGTCGCCCTCTTTTGCGAGCACTACGTGACTCTTTTTGGGGTGATTTGGGGTGCGTTTGGGTTTGTTGTAGCCGCTGAATTTTTCGCCGCGATACTCAATCATCGTGTTCGTCCTCCTCTTCGACGGGGATAAGAACTTCCATACCTTGGGCTACTTTGGCGATGAACGCACCAAGCAGGGCGGGATCTTGGGGTGTGGGGAATACAAAGGTAGCGGTGGTTGTGCCCTCCTCGGCGTCAATTTCGATGTGGATACAACCGCCGCTGACTGTTTCGATCATTAGCCGTGGTAAGCGACGGCGACGATCGGCACAACACTGGGCGTTCCAGAGCTGATGGCTGAGATGCGCATACGGACTTTGTTTGCGGGTTTGCCGCTATAGAAATAGGCGTATTGGCCGTTGGAGTTGATGGTCTTGCTGGTGTCGAGTTGGAACCAGGTGCCGCCGCCGTTGAAGCTGCATTCAAAGGCAAGGGTAAAGTTGGCGCTGCCGGTTACGATGGCTGCGAAGGTGAACTCACTGCTGTCGGCGTGGACTTCGAAAGCGTCGTCAACGGCTGTTAGTGGGGTTGATTCGTGATGCTCGACTAGGTTGGTGCCGCGAGAGATGGTAAGAGCCATCATTTCCTCCGTTTACGGGCGGTTTTGGCTGCTTTTTTGAAGGCGGCAGCGGTTGGGGCGCCCTTAGAGCCGGGTTTACGCATCTTTTCGCCGGATCCAGCAGCGATGCGTTTACGTTTGGCGTGGATGTTGCTGTATAGACCGCGTTTTGCCATCGTTCCAGCGCTGTTGGTTCAGTCTACTTGGACTTTTTGGTGGATTTTTTGCGCTTGTTGGAGCGGACAGCCTTCATGTAGCCTTCGCACCGCTTCATGGCCGCAGATTTGTTGGATTTCTTGGCGGCCATGTCTAAAGCGGCGGGGTGTTGGTTTTAGCTTACTTCTTGGTGCCTTTTTTGGTTTTGGGTTTCTTTTTAGTGCCGTGGCCGTAGTGTCCGGGCATTGAATTTGATGCGGTTAGTAAACACGATAGGAGGTTTTGCCGATAGTTTCGGGTTTGGCAAGGTTGAAGGTTTGAAGGCATAAATAGCCAAAGGCGTCGAAAGCGTGGTCAACGCCAAGGTTTTTGTTGGGTAGCGACGTTCCAGGGGCGTAGGTGAGGGTGCGGAGGGCTTTGATGAGTTCGCGGCAGCGGGGGTGGATTTTGCAGCGGCGGGCGCCGGATGCGTCGAGGAGGGCGGTGTTGACGGCGGTGACTTTGTCGCGGATCTTCCAGGGGCTGCGTGGGGTGGAGACATTGAAGCCCGATTTGCGGAGGATGCTGTGGTCGGTCGCTCCAACGCCAGCGGTTTTGCGGGCGCCGCCGGTGGGGTCGGGGCAGGCGACAATGCGGCGTTCCACGCCGTAGCGGTTGATGACTTCTTCGGCGAAGTCCCAGGTGGTGGCGCCGCCGGTCATGATGATTTCGTCGAATACCCAGAGTTCGTCGCCTTTTTTGACGGCGCAGATGCCGCTCATTGGGTCCACGTTGAAGTCAACGCCGAGGAGGAGGGGGAGGATTGGGAGGTCGCGGACTTCTTTGTCGATGTTGGCGTCGTTGAAGCTGATGGCGACTAGGCCGGAGAGGTTCTCGAAGCTGGCTTCAAATTCTTGGCGGAAGGTGCGGGCGTCGAGTTGGGCGCGGGCTGCTTCGACTTCCTCCGGTGGGACGTTGCCGCCTTGGATTGTGGTAAAGCACCAGCGCTTCCAGTCGCCTGTGGTGTCTTCATCGACGTAGCACCACAGGTCGTAGAACCAGCTGGCGGTGCCTTCGGGGGTAGAAATGAAGAGTGCCCAGCCCTGTTTGTCCGCCAACGCAGGGCGAAGCACCTCGAACCAGACCTCGGCTTCCAT